GCTTCACCCCCTCGTCGCCTGCGACTTCCTTGTCGGCGTCGATCCAGTGTTCGCTGGCCTCCACCACTTCGAGACGGCCACCGACGGCAGAGCGTACAGTTCGACCGCTCACGTCGCCTACCCGTTCCATCAGAACCACCTCGCTGCCAGCCGACGCCGCACGACGGTCGTCCTTCCCAAGAGACACCGCCCAGCAACAGTGGTTCACGAACTAGGACACGTCCTCCACCATTCCGTGGGGTTCGATCACGACGCCAAGCCGGTCACGAGTTACGCCCAAAGAAACCGGATGGAGGCTTTTGCCGAAGCCTTCTGCACGTGGCTGCTCCACGGCTACGGCGACTACCCGGCCGCAGCCACGGTTGCATTCTTCGAGGCGCTGTGACCCTCACCGACATCCGCTCCGGGGTGTGCACCGGCGACGGTCCGTGCGACATCGTCCCGATCGGCCAAGGCAAGAACTGGGTCAACCGCGTCGGCGGCCTCCCGCTGTACATCCGGGCCATCGCCCAGGCGTTACTCCGATCCGGCCACAGCGAATCCGACGCCGTCTCCCTCGCCGTCGGCACCGTGAAGCGGTGGGCGGCCGGCGAAGGCAAAGTCACCGACGCCACCCGCGCCCGCGCCGCCAAAGCAGTAGCCGAATGGGAGGCAAAAAAGGCACAAGCCCACGGCTCCCGGGACATGGGCCCGGTCACCGAGGGCGGCTCGGCCGGGACGCTCCTGCCTCGTGGGCCGTCGCCGAAAGTAGCGCAGGCGGTCGAAGCGAAGATGGCCGGCCAGCACCCCGACGCGGATGTTCCGCACGCCTTCCGCGGCGCCGACCTGACCAAGTGCACGATCTGCGGCATGGCCGCCACCGCCGCGATTCACGGCAAGAAACGGGCCAAGACCGCCGGGAAGCGTGCGCTGGCGACTGTCGGCCAAGCCCAGGCCGCGGGCAGACACCGCGAGCGGATGGTCCACAAGGACCGGTTCGCTTCCGACGCCGACAAGCTCGAACCGGTCATCCATCAGGCGATGGTCGTCTTGTTCGACCGGCAACGCGCTGGCACCCTCTCCCGTCTCCGCGGCAGCCGAGGGAAACGGATGCTCGCCGGTGTCCGAGCCGACCAGCGCAACCCGCCGGCCGCGCTCCCCCCAGCCCCGGTACCGCCGGCGTTGACCACCGGCACACCCGGCCCGGTCCCGGCCGTCCCCGACGCCGCCGCCATCTTCGACACCACCTTCTGGGCCGACCAGACCGCCCAAGCCCTCGCGCCGATCTACGACGACGCCAACACCCTGTCCCTCGAGCGAATCGCCCAGCAACTCGGACTCCCGTCGACGTCGATCGCCCGGTCGGTGTACATCCTCCGGAGCCGGGAGAACCGGGCCGCGGCCACGATCACCGACACCACGTTCGCCCAGATCCGCGACACCCTCGCCGAAGGCATCGAGGACGGCGACTCGACCGCCCAGTTGACGGCCCGGGTCCAGCACGTGTTCGACGTCGCCCGATCGAGAGCCGAGCTGATCGCCCGGACGGAGTCCATCGGCGCCCTCAACGAGGCCGCCTACTTGTATGCCGCGAGCCTGCAATCGGGTGCGGTGGCGTCGAAGGAGTGGCTCGCCCACCACGACGAACGCACCCGGCCCACCCACCGCAAAGCCGACGGCCAGAAAGTCCCTTTGCACGCCCCGTTCCATGTCGGCGCCAGCCGGATGATGTTCCCCGGCGACCCGACCGCCCCACCGGATGAAGTCTGCAACTGCCGCTGTTCGCTGCTGTTCTCGGCAGCCTGATTCTTCCGGCATCACCTGGAGGTGACCATGACCGAACAACTCGAAGAAGGCTACCGGGCCGATGTGGCCACTGTCGCGGAGATCACCGACCTCGACGGCCATCAAGTGGTGGTCGACTACCCGTACCAGGTCCTCGACGGATACCGCACCGACTGGGCCCGGGGCTGCTGGCGGGAATCGTTCGCCAAGCGTCTCCCGGTGATGTTGTGGAACCACAATCCTGATCTTCTGATCGGCGCCGGCGTCCGCACCGAGGAACTCGGCGACCGGGCCCGGGTCATCAACCGGTTCGCGGACTTCGACGCTGTCCCCCAGGCCCGGGCGGCGCATTCGATGATCGAGGACAAGATCGTCCCCGGGTTCAGCTTCCACTACCGCAACGGGCGAAGCGTCGTCCACCCCGATGTTCGAGGGGCCCGCCGGTTCGTGAAGGCCGACATGCTCGAAAACTCTCCCGTCGTGTTCCCGTCGATCCCCGGCGCGGCCGCGGTCGGGATCCGCTCCCAGGAGGCACCCACGTTGGATACTCCGACCATCGACGAGATCCTGCGCTTGCGGGACCAGCGGATTCTGGACGACGAGGGGGTGCGGGCGTTGGTCGCCGAGCATTACCCGACGTTCCGGGAGCACATCAAGATCGGCACGACCGTTCGACCACCGGAGATGACGGCCGAGCAGCGGGCCGCGTGGGTGGAGAAGTTCACCGGCGAGATGGCCGGGTCCGGATTGCGGGACATGGTCATCCATATCGGCTCGGACGGCACCGTCACCACCGGCGGTGTCGCCAGCGACGGCGACGGGGGAGACGACGGCGATCCGGCCACGCTCGCCTCGGCGGTCGACGCCGCCCTGGACGAGGCCGCGAACCTGCTCGACGGGTTCGACGTCACCAGCCTCCCGGACAATGTGCAGCAGGCCCTCGCTCTGGTCCAGGCGGCCGGGGTCGCGGTCGACGAGCTGCTCGACGTGATGGGCATCGACGACCCCGACCAACACGACGACGGTGACGGCGGCCGGGCGATGCTCTCGTCGAAGGAGACCGACGACCTGCCCGACTCGGTGTTCGGCTACATCGAGCCGGGCGGCACCAAAGACGCCTCCGGCAAGACGATGCCCCGCTCGAAGCGGCATTTCCCGCTGCCCGACGCCGCTCATGTCCGTAACGCGCTGGCCCGGGCCGCCCAAGGCGCCGAGTTCGCGAAGGAGGCGATGCCGAAGATCACCGCCGCGGCGAAGAAGTTCGGCGTTGACACCGCCGGCAAACGCTCCGACCCCGAGCCCGAGCCGGCCAGTCCCGAAGCGCAGGCGGCAGCGGACGCCGCGCTTGACGCGGACCTGGCCCGCGTGCAGGACAGGCTGGCCCGACTGAAGTGAAGGTTGTCGTTTGGCCGGCGGATCTTCAAGGTTGCGGCCACTACCGGCTCATCCTGCCCGCCCAAGCCTTGCAGCAGCAGGGCGCCGACGTGCACATCGACACCGTCGGCCCGGTCGTCAACTGGGACCGCAAATGGCCCGGCGCCGACGACGGCCTACCGCCGGGCCCCGACGTCCAATACGTCAGCTTGGCCCAGCCGGTCGAAGCTGACGTGGTCGTGATCCAACGGCCCGGCCGGCGCTGGTGGGCGGACATGATCCCCGACCTCCACAAGCAAGGCGTCCGGGTGGTCGTCGACGTCGACGACCTGTTCGACGGGCTCTCCAAAAGCCATGTCGGTCACGGCTCCTACCGGCAGACCCACGTTCATCACGAATGGATCGACCGGGCCTGCCAACAAGCCGACCTCGTCACCGCGACCACCGCCCCGTTGATATCAAGATACGGCCACGGCCACGGGATCCTCCTCCCCAATCTGGTCCCGGCCGCCTACCTGGCCATGTCCGTCCCGGAACGCCCGAACACGATCGGCTGGTCAGGTGTTGTCGGCACCCACCCCGGTGACCTGCAAACCACCGAAGGCACCGTCCAGCAGGTCCTCGCCCGCACCGGCTGGACGTTCCACACGATCGGCCCCGTCGAAGGCGTCCAGCAAGCGTTGCGGCTCCGGGAGAAACCGTCAGCGACCGGCTGGGTGATGTTCGACGACTACCCGTACGCGCTCGCCGAACTCCAGGTCGGCATCGTCCCCCTCGAAGACTCCGCGTTCAACCACGCCAAGTCGTGCCTGAAAGCGATGGAGATGGCCGCCCTCGGCGTCCCCGTCGTCATGTCACCCACCCCCGACAACCTCCGGTTGCACCGGGCCGGGGTCGGCATGCTCGCCAGCTCGCGCGGGCAGTGGGCCCGCACCCTCGGCCGGCTATGCGCCAGCCGCGACGCCCGCACCGACCTGGCCGGGGAAGGGCGCCGGGTGATGGCCGACCTCACCTACGAAACCCACTGCGACCGCTGGTGGGACACCTGGACCGCACCGATCGAAAAAAGGAGCGCCGCATGAAATACATCCGCAAGCCCGCCACCGTCGAAGCCGCGCAAGTCAGCCTCGACCTCACCATCTCCGGGGTGACGATCCCGGCCGGGCATTGGCTCGTCCAGCACGAAGACGGATCGGTGACCGCGGTCAACGACGCCGACTTCGTGTCCGAGTACGAGGCCGCGCCGGAACCGGTCGCGGTGCCCGACGTCCCGGTCGAAGCCCCCCCCGAAGTTGCGGAGGCCCCGGCTCAGTGACCGTGCTGGTCGGCACCACCTGCGCCCCGTACAAGACCGACGACCCCCGCTCGGTCCTGTCGTGGCTGGCGACCGTCGAAGAACTCCACGCCACCAGCGACATCCAACTCTTCGCGGCGCTCGAAGTCGACGCCCGCGGCGAAGAGCCGCACACCGCGCTGATCACCGAGCTCGAAGAGGCCGGTGGTGTCTACTGGACGTTCTCGCTCGACGACCGGGCCGAGACGATCACCGGCCGGAACCGGCTCACCCGGATCTGCGCCGGCCGGAACCTGGTCACCCAATACGGCCACGACATCGGCGCCAGCCACATCCTGTTCGTCGACTCCGACGTGACCGTGCCCGGCGACGCGGTGAGACGGCTGCTCGAGGTGGACTGGCCGATCGTCGGCGGCCACATCCCCACCTACTGCCTCAACGGCCCCAAGGTCGAGGCTATCGACACGGCCCTGAACGGCGATCCGCCACAGTGGGCTGCCCGGATCGCCAACGACTACTCCTTCAGGCACTTCGATGGGCGCCCGTTCCCCGAAGGCGCCGACGTCCGCGAGCATATGAACACCGCCGGGTTCCTGCTCGTCCGCCGCGACCTGTTCCTCAAACTCCGCTGGCGGTGGAGCTTGGACGACGGCCTCACCGACGACCCCTGCTACCACGCCGACGCCGCCGCGCTCGGCTACCCCACCTGGGTCCGCCACGATGTCCGAGGCCGCCACTTCCCCGAGCAGATCGGCCCGGTCGACGGCCGCGGCCACGACCTCACCATCCACCGCACACCGGTGACCGTCTGATGCGCGTCCTGGTCACCGGCGGCGCCGGATTCATCGGCCGCTACATCACCGAACGTCTCCAAGGCGAAGGCCACCAGGTGGCCGTCCTCGACCACGAACGTCACCGCGACCCGCTCCCCGGCGTCGACACCATCCTCGGCGACGTCCGCGACGACGTGATCGTCACCGAAGCCGCCGCCCACGTCGATGGCATCATCCACCTCGCCGCCGTCCTCGGCACGCAGGAGACGATCGGCAACCCTCGGCCGTCCGCAGCGACGAACATTCTCGGCACCCTGAACGTGTTCGAAGCCGCCGTCCAATACGGCCTGCCCGTCGTCTACGCCGCGGTAGGCAACGCCTGGATGCGCACCCACGGCGGCGGCGCCTACACCATTACCAAGACCTGCGCCGAGGATTTCGCCAAAATGTACAACCACCATCGCGGCGGCCGGATCGCCGTGGTCCGGCCGATGAACGCCTACGGGCCCCGCCAGTCCGTCGCCGCCCCGTTCGGCTGGTCGAAGGTTCGCAAGATCACCCCCGCGTTCGTGTGCCGGGCCCTGTGCGGAATGCCGATCGAGGTGTACGGCGACGGCACCCAGATCTCCGACATGATCTACGTCGCCGACGTCGCCCGAGTCTTCACGATCGCCCTCGCCCATGCCGCCGAAGGCCGCATCCACGAGCAGCCGCTCGAGGTCGGGCCGCCCGAGTCGGCCACGGTCAACGACATCGCCCACCTCGTCGCCAACCTCGCAGCCGCGCACACCGGCCACGACCCGGTCCCAGTCGCGCATCTGCCGATGCGGCCCGGCGAGGTCCCGAACGCCACCGTCGCCGCCGACGTCACCACCCTCCACAAGGCCGGGATCGACCCGGAACAGTTCCTCACTCTCGACGCCGGCATGAAACGCACGGTCGACTGGTTCGTCGAGCATGAGGGCGACGCCTGGCACATCCCCGCCGAAGCCCGACGGTCCGGAAAGCTGCTGTCGTCGAGACTGCGGGCCGGCTGATGCACCGCGGCCACCGTGTCATCGCATGGGTGCCGTTCGGGCGTGAGCGGACCGTTTCGATCCTGATCCCGTACCTGCTCCGCGACGTCCAAGCCGGGCTGATCGACGAAATCTGGTTGTGCATGAACACGTCGCTGCAGCCGGACATCGACTACGCCCACGAGCTCGAAGCCCAGCACGACGCGATCCGCTGCGTGCCATGCCCGGGCCCCGACACTCCGGAGCTGGATATTCCGGCCGAATGGCGTGCCGGGTACCGGCAGCCGGTCCAGTTGAACACCGGCCGTTTCCCGCTCCACATGCAGGACCGCAACACCATCTACGTCCGCTTCGACGACGACATCGTCTGGGTCCACCCCGACACCGTGCGCACCCTGGCCGACCGGGTACTCGACCGACGGTACGACACCATCGCCGTCTTCCCGCTGATTTGGAACAATTCGATTTCGTCGTGGATGGCTCAGCGGCACGGCCGGCTGCCGCTCGACTGGGGGAAAGTCGCCGCCCGGGCCCGGACCTCCGAGGAGGTGTCCGCGGTGGATCCGGTCGGCTGGCAGGACCCGGTGTTCGCTGAACGCGTCCACGGGCATCTCCTCTCCTACCTCGAGGCCGGCGCCGAAGACTCGCTGCTCCTCCCGGCCGAGCTCCAGTTGGGACGCCGCCAGCAGTTCTCTGTGTCCTGCTTCGCGATTCACGGCTCCGAGTACGCCGACCTCAACGGTTTTCTCAGTTGGGACGAGGAGGAGCACTGGCTGACCATGCACCATCCCGGGATCGTGAACCGCGACAACCGGGTGTGCGGCATGGCCCAAGTCGCCCACTTCTCCTTCTACACCCAACGCGACTATCTGCTCGAGCGGACCGACATCCTCGACCGGTACCGGGCCCTGGCCGACCGAGTCACGGCCGGCCTGTACTACAGCGGCCTGGCGGCGCAGCAGTCGATGGACGGAGCCACTGCAGCATGACGGTCACTGCGGTGGTCTGCTCGTTCTGGGAGCCACGCTTCGCCAACGTCGAACGGATCGTCAACGACCTGCAGCACGGCACAGCCGTGCCGGATCGGATCCTGATCCTCAACAACAACCCGACCGCCCCCCACCGTTTCGACCACTTCCGCGGCCCTCAGGTGAGCGTGATCGGCGGCGACAACATGGAATGCCGCGGCAAGTTCGTCGCCGCCCTCTTCCACCCCGCCCACCACTACCTCCTCGCCGACGACGACACCTCGGTCGGACCCCGCACCCTGGAATGCCTTCTCCGACACGCCAAACCCGGGTTCGTGACCGGCTACTGGGGAGTCCGGCTCACCGACCGGTCCTTCATGAACGGCCAGCTCATCTTCCCGTCCGTCGTCCCCGCCCCCACCAAAGTCGACGCCTTCCACGGCCGGGTCATCTTCATGGCCCACGACGCCCTCGTCCGCATGCTCGCCGCCGAAGAAACCGTCCGCCTCGCCGACCCCGAAGCCGCCTACGTCGGCGACGACATCCTCGCCGGCCTCGCCAACCCCGGCTCCATGATCATCCCCATGCGCGGCGACGAAACCTTCGTCGATCTCGACCAACACGGGGTGGCCATGCAGACCCGCCCCGGATATTTCGCTGACCGCGACCGCTTCACCGCCGCCGCAGTCACCGCCCTCGCCAGCTAAACCGGCGAACCGCTTCAAGGCCCCGTCGATTGCGGGGCGACACGCACACCGTTCCGAGTCGACTGCTCACGGCGCGCGTCCCCCAACCAATCGAACCCTGAAAGGGGACCGCTGTGCTGAAACTATCCGACGCGTCCGTAGAGGACGTAGAAGCCCGACTGAAGGAGCTGAAAAGCGACTTCATCGACCTGTCCGAAGGGCGCCGCTCCGACATCGACGACGACGCCCTCAAGGACATGATCCGCGAGGTCGACTCGCTCGACACCTTCCTGACCCTGTCCGCCGCCGTCGAACGACGCGAGCAGGCCCGCATCGCCGCCACCGCCGCCCCGCTCGTCGGCGCCGGGTTCCGGTCGATCGGCGACGCCATCGTCACTCCCGAACTCCTCGCCGCGCTCGAGCGCAGCCCGAACGGCGGCTGGGTCAACTACGAACTGGACGGCCGCTCCGGTCAACGCCAGCACGTGTTCTCCGCCGAGTTCGACGGCAAAGACGGCAAGGAGCTCACCAACTGGCTGCGTCTCGCCGCGATCTACGGCGGCGGCGAAGGCGTCCGGGCCGCGGTCACCGAATGGGGATCGTCCGGTCCTCCGAGCTTCGATTCGACCGACTCCGGCGGTCTCCTCCCCAGGTTGGGCCAGCCGATCCCTCCGGTGCCGCGTCACGCCAAGCTGTACCTGCGGGACCTGATCCCGACCATGACCACCACCCTGCCGACGATGCCGTACGTCCGGGAACTCAACCCGGTCGCCGGCGAGTCCGTCGCCTCCGGCGGCGCTTCGACGGTGGCGGAAGGCTCGACCAAGCCGTCCGCGCAGCTGTCGTTCGCGTCGGAGAACGCCCCCATCACCGTGGTGGCGTCGACGTTGACCTTGTCGAAGCAGATGTTCCAGGACGCCCCCGCGGTAGTCCAGTACATCAACCAGCGTCTCCCGTACCTGGTGAAGTTCCGCGAGGACCAGCAGTACCTGTCCGGGTCGGGCACGTGGCCGGACATCGGCGGCATCCTCAACGACCCCAACATCCTCTCCCAGACCTCAACCTCGGGGGAGTACGCGATCACTGTCGGGAATGCGTTCGCGAAGGTGGAGAACCAGGACGGGGCGGTCACCGCGGTGGTGTTCAACCCGACGGACGCCTGGTCGATGTTCACCAAGCGCGCGGCGGGCGGGTCCGGCACGTTCGATGCCGGCACGCCGTTCTCGGCTCTGCCGCTGACGGTGTGGGGTGTGCCGACCTACCGGACCCGTGCCAAGCCTTCCGGGTCCGCTCTGGTGTGCGACTTCGAACGGTCGATGATGATCGTCGACCGCGAGCAGGTCAACACCCAGGTGTACAACGAGCGGTACGCCGAGCAGAACTTGGTGCTGCTGATCACGGAGGAGCGGACCGGGCTCATGATTTTCCGGCCCGACCTGGCCTGCAACACGGCCCTGTCGTAGTGGGCTGATCGGTGGCCCGCTTACGTGTGTATCCGCGTAAGCGGGCCACCGACCTCAAAGCCGAGATCCCGCACATCCGGTTGGAGGATTTCCGTAAGCCGGCGCCGGCCGGCTGGTCGGGTCGGGTGTTCACGGTCGATCAGCTGCCCGACGACCAGCCAGCCGTCGTGGACCCGGAACCCGAGCCGGAACCGCCCGTACCGCCCGTACCGCCAGCGGCGAAGAGGGGAAGGAGGAGCCGATGATCCCTGCCACCCCGAACAGCGGCACTGCCGACACGAACCCTCTCGTGACGGTCGCCCAATATCAGGCAGTCACCCAGGATTCGGCCACCTCGTCGGAGACTGTGACGGCGAACCTGGCAGATGCGTTGGACATGATCCAACGCGAATGCCGCCGCACCCTCCTCTACGCCCAGTACACCGAACGGCTGTACCTGTACCGCAACGGGCAGGTGTACCCGACCGCGACGCCGCTCGACACGTCGAAAGCGGTCATCTCGCCGGCCGGGACGTCGAACATCGGGATCTTCCAAGGGAACGGGATCTGGGTCGGCTGGTTCATTCCGCTCCCGTCGCTGCCGGTGTGGGTGGGGGTGGTGCCCCCGCAGACGGACATCACCTACTGGGGCGGCTACACGGGTCCCGCCGGCGCCGGCCCGCAGCTGCCGGCGTCGTTGCGTCGGATCGTGTGCAAAGTCTGCTGGTACCTGTCGAACCCGGCGGTGTTGACGGACATGCCGGGCGGCGTGAAGAGCGTGTCTGTGGGGGGAGTGTCGATGTCGGGGGATTTGGCGTCGATGGTGTCCCGGGACCGGCAGTTGGGTCGGGATATCAAACGGTGGCGTCATCCGCAGGCGCACGCCTGGGACGCCCAGGTCACCACCACCACATGACCTACGCGGGCGTCCCGGCGTTCATGATCGAATTCACCGGCCGGGTCGAGGTCGGCCTGCGCCGCTATGTGCGCCATTCGGATGGCTGGACGTGCGCGGACGGCTACCACCACGCCAAGGCGATTCTCGGATCGGCGACGCCCGTCACCGGCGCCGACGGCTACATCCGGGGCGCCTACTTCGCCTACCCACCGCACGACGATCCGCGGTGGCCAGCGAAATGCGACGGCTGCGACTACCTGTTCACCGCGGCGGACGAGTGGCAGAACTGGCAGGAGAGCCAATACCGCCGGGCTGATACCGGCGCTGTCACCACCATTCGCGACGCCCCGCCGGGGGCGATGTGGGACGCCTGGTGGTACCCGTGGAAAGGCCCCGACGGTCGCAGCCTCGTAGTTAAATGCCCGAACGGCGCGGAGTGGACGATCGACGGGCGCGCCAGCAACTGCGCCCTGCCTGACGACACGGTGCATCGCTGCTGGGTGCGTCACGGCGAGCCGCCGAATATCACGGTCGACAAGGACGGTGTCACGTGCGCGGCCGGCGCCGGCTCGATCGCGGCCGACGACTACCACGGCTTCCTTCAAGGCGGCCGGTTCACCGATGGGTGACCTGTGACCGGACGCCGGGTGGGCAACATCGGCGAGATCCAGCGCCCGGGCGACTACTTCGGGCCGACCGACGAGGTCGACGCGGCGGGCGAGAAGATCGGCCGGGCCGTCTGGTTCCTGCTTCCGATCGCCGACCCCGACAACCCATTCGACCATTGGGCGGACCCTCCCACCGACCGGGCGGATTGGGCGGCGAAACGCCGCAACAGGCTGCACCGGGTCGCTGAGCCGCCGTGGACGTTCCGGGAATGCCCGGACGGCAGCCTGGAGATCCGGGCTTCGATCGCCTGCGGCGGTGGGCCCGAGGGCATCTACTTCCACGGCTACCTCGACGAGGGCCACTCCTGGAGGATCCTGTGATCCCGCTGGCCACGAGCACGATCACCGTCTCCCGGGTGGAGGCGCCGGCGAACACCGACCCGTACGATCCCGGCCAGCCGGCACCCACCACAATCGCTACCGGTGTCCGGGCGGTGGTCAGCCCGCCGACCGCCGACGCGACCCTGTCCGGCGGCAACAAAGTCGTGTACGCCGCCCGGCTGCGCTGCGACCCGTGCGGC